TCACGTGGTGCATCAGGTATGACAGATCAACAAGCGCAGGAAATACTTGATAGCGGATAAACCGATTTTGATTATCTTCATGGCCGTGTTATGAAAGTTGATTTAAGCGGTGATGACTTAGACCCAAGACTTTACGACCGTGACAATGGAGAAGGTGCAGCGGTTAACGCAATCAAAAATTTAAAAGAAACCGAAACCGCTTAATAAACTAATTTTATATATTTGTAATACGGTCTCAAATAACTTAATATGGCCTTGCATAGAAAGTCTTTTAACTACCGACAAAGATTTGAGATAGTAAATTGCCCTTATGAAAATGAGGGCTTTTTAATTTAACTTTGAATAAATGGAAAATAAAAACTTTATAATTATTGGCGCGGATAACCTTATGAACTCAAGAATTGAGACTTTATTAGCAAAACTTGGGCATAAAGAAAATATTGAAGTTGTTTCAGTTGATGATTCGGAATTTGAAAATATTATTTTAGAAAATTTACAACAAATAAGATTAGAATTAAAACCACTATTATTAGAAATACCCACACAAACTCATTACGAAAAACAACGCAAAAGCGAAACACAGCATTGGTCTAAAGAGTTTAAACGCAAAAACAAATAATAAAATTAACTATATTTTTGAAATTTAAAATTATTAGCGTTACTTTACGATAACACAATACAAATATATGCGCCCATTAGAGCCATTGGATTTAAAAGAAGGTTGGCAAGTAATAGTACTTGAATTATATACAATAGGAGCATCTGATGTAGAAATAAAAGCCGAAATTTATAAAATGAGAGGTTCATTTTCAAATGACCTTTGGGATAGATGGATTAAAGATGAAGATGAGTTTTCGGAAACCATAAAAATAGGTAAAATGTTATCAGAGGCTTGGTGGCATAAAGAGGGACGGACTAATCTAACCAAAAGCAATTTTAACTACACTGGTTGGTATATGAATATGAAAAATAGATTTGGTTGGGCAGACAATCAAAAGATTGAAAATAACGGATCAATATTCCTTAATTTCGATAATCAAGATAGAAACATTGGTGATGAAATAATTGAATAATGTTTACAAAAACTAAAATTCAAATTAACGCTTTAAACTTATTCCTTAGACCAGCTAAGGAATTTTTGCTTTATGGTGGATCACGTTCATCAAAAACATTTACAATTGTTTATACACAAATTTTAATCGCTGTTAAGTTTCCTGGTAGTAGGCACTTAATAGCACGTTTTCGTTATAACGCTGTAAAGTCGTCAGTTTGGAATGATACATTACCTAAAGTTTTAAAGATTTGCTTTAATGATATGCCCGTTAAATGGAATGGTTCAGATCATTATATTGAATTATCAAATAAATCTCAAATATGGATAGCCGGTTTAGATGATGCCCAAAGAACGGAAAAGATTTTAGGAATGGAATTTTTAACAATCTTTTTAAATGAAGCAAGCCAAATTAGTTTTGATGCTTATTCGATAATTAAAACCAGGTTAGCTCAAAAGATTGAAAAGGCACGAAACATTTTATTTATAGATGAAAACCCACCAAGTAAAAAACATTGGACTTACAAAATATTCATTGATAATATAGACCCGGAACAAAATATTGAATTAGATAAAAATAGGTACGCATCAATGCGAATGAATCCAATTGATAATATCGACAATATCAGCAAAGAGTATATGGAGATTTTAGAATCTATGCCATTACGAAAAAGGCAAAGATTTAAAGATGGTTTATTTTCAGACGCTACAGAAGGGGCATTATGGACTGATGATTTAATAAATGGTACACGTGTAAAAGAAAAACCAACATTTAAAAGAATAATTGTTTCAATTGATCCAGCTGTAACAAGTAAAGATACATCTGACGAAGTTGGTTTAATGGTTGCAGGTATTGGATTTGACGATCATTTTTATTTATTAGAAGATTTAAGCGACATTTTGCCTGTTTCTGAATGGTCTAAAATAGCAGTATCAGCTTATTACCGTTGGGGTGCAGATAGAATTGTTGCCGAAGTAAATAATGGGGGCGACCTGGTAGAAGCCGTTATAAGGCAAGTTGATAAAACCATATCTTACAAATCAGTTCATGCCACAAGGGATAAATTAACCAGGGCCGAACCTGTAGCGGCATTATATGAACAAGGACGCGCACATCATGTAGGACAATTTTTAGATGCTGAATTAGAAATGACTTCGTGGAGCGCAAAACAGGGCGAAAAATCGCCTAATAGAATTGATGCACTTGTTTGGGCTGCAACTGAATTAGTACTGGATGGAAGTATTTATTCGTGGTCTGATAGTGGATGGGGAACGGAAACAGAAACGCCAACCAAAAAATATTTGCATGACCAATAAATTAAAACATTATATTTGAACATGGATTTATTCGGGATAAAGTCAACTATTAGAAATATAGTTACGCAAACAGCCTTAAACTTTTCTAATAACTTAGCGGTGAATGGACTTTATAACGAAAAACTTTTTGCTTGGATAAATGACAATCAGCCTATATTTTGGGAAGATAATCCGAATAATTATGTTCAAAATGGGTATCAGGGGAATGGGGATGTTTATTCAGTAGTTGATTTAATACTTACAAAACTTGCATATTGTCCGTTAAAAGTTTATTCTGTTAAAACAGATAAATTACAGCAAGCCCAAAAATATAAAACGCTTCATAAAACTGATTATGCAAAAGCTGAACTATTCCGGATTCAGACAAAAGCGATAAATGAAGTTGATATTCCCGGCATCACGGCACTTTTAAACAAACCCAATCCATACCAAACAACCACAGAATGGCTTAAGCAATTAATTGGATTTTATTTGTTAACAGGCAATTCGTATAATTATTACAACGGTTTACCTGGTTCAAAAAAATGGACTGAAATGTTTGTTTTACCTTCACCTTTAATGAACATCGTTTCTGGTGGTGATTTGATGCCAGTTAAGGGATATAACATTTTCAATTCAATTAATTATAGGAACGGCGTTCCTGATTTCCCGGCTGAATCGGTATCCCACTTTAAAACATTCAATCCTCATTTTAGCACTTATGGATCACAATTATACGGACAATCACCATTAAGAGCTTATATAATGACATTGGTACGCAACAGGGATAGCAGATTAGAGCAAAATAAACAGGTTAAAAATGGCGGCGTAATGGGCATTTTATCGCCAAAGATGGGTGCGCCAAATATTAATGATCCGCGAATAAAAGCTGATTTAAAACAGCAAATAGCAGAAGCAAAAGGTAGTTCTGATTTAGTTAAAAGAATATTTGTTTCTGGAGTACCGGCTGAATGGATACAATTTGGTTTGTCAAGTACAGATTTACAGCTTTTAGAATCGATAGGACTGGATAGAATTGAAATTTGCAATGCTTACCATGTGCGCCCTGAATTAATGGGTAATATCGAAGCATCGACCGATAATAACATGGCTTGGGCAGCAAAACAACTTTGTACAAATGCCTGTATGCCTTTAGGTGATACTGTAACAGATAAATTAACCCGCGATATTTGCCCGGCTTATGAAACACCAGGTGAAAAGTTATTTATCATGTTTGATTATTCACTTTGGCCTGAAATGTCAGATGATTTGCAAAAGATTGCAACGGCATTAGCTTCTATGTGGTGGATTACACCTAATGAAAAAAGAACGTTTCAGGGATTTGATGAAAGTACAGAACCGGATGCTAATAGCATTTTAATCCCTAAAACATACGGACGTTTACAGGATATTGCGTTATTGGATGACAGTTTTACTAATGTTGGCAATGAAAAATGAAAGTCGATGAAGTAAAATATCTTGCTGATTTCAAAAAAGCCCACCATCGTTACGAGGTCTATTCATACGGTATTTTCAAAACAGCTTTTGACGAACAAGTAAAATCGGTTTCAAAGCATGTCGCGATGTACGGTTCAGTTTCGCCGACACTTTCGGATATGCTTATCACAAAAGAACCAATTGAAAAAGCCTATAAAAATGTTTACATCAATATTGGAAAGTTAGAAGCTGGCCGCGTGTTGACCTGGATTAATTTAACAGGTCGGCAAATGAGTAAAAAATCTTTGCCTTCATTCTTTTCAGATAAATGGCATAGACTTTTAGAAGCATGGTTTACAAACCGATCCGCTTCAAGAGTTTCGGATGTAACCGAAACAACCAGGGAAAAAGTAAGGCAGCTTTTAACAGATAGTCAAGATTTGCCGATTTCACAAAGGGCAACTTACATAGAGGATACTTTAAATAGTCCTGATTTTAACCGTAATAGAGCATTAATGATTGCACGTACAGAATCAACCGCAGGTGCTAATTTTGGAGCATCTTTAGGAAATGCTGATGCTGATTACCAAACTAATAAAAAATGGCTTGCAATTGAAGATAGTGTAACAAGAGTTACACACCGTGAAGCGGATGGGCAAGTTGTTGCAAATGATGATATGTTTGTTGTTGGCAGTTCTGAATGCTTATTTCCTGGAGATTTGAGTTTGCCAGCAAGTGAATGTGTTAATTGCAGATGCACCGCAATGTACCTCCCTATACTTAAAAATGGTTTACCTATATTAAAAGATTAATCAGCGTATATAAATCTTTTACTTGAAAATGTCGACAATTCTCTTTTAAGGGTGCCATAATTATAATTTATACTATGGGCAGCAAATTTTATGCAGTTATAAAATATACCGGTATAAGTATCAAATATAATCCTTGATTGAGGATGTTTGTCATTCTTATGATCTTTTAATCCGATACTAAAAGCATGTAATTGATTTTGGGAATGATTACACCATTCTAAGTTTAGAATATTATTATTTTCCTTATTGCCGTCAATGTGATTTACCTGTTTGTAATTTTCAGGATTTTCTACAAATGAAAGCATAACAACCCGATGAAGTAAACAATTCTTTTTTAACCCGTTTTTACTTAATCCTATTCTTTTATACCCCAAAGCGTCTGTAAATGGATGACGATATTTATATTTGCCACCTATAAAGTGACGTACATTACCCATATTTGAAACTTCCTGATTTTCATAATCGGGTATCTGCAACCATACCTCTATTTCTTTTCCCATGATGCGTTTAGATAAAATCCAAAATGATTAAACATTTTTTCCAGTGTATTAAATTCTAAGGTTTTAGCCTCAAATCTTGCCTTGATGTTGGTTGCATTTTGAGG